AGAACCTACGGTGGTTACATTGAACAAATTTTATTACTATCCACCGGAAGAACTAATGTTTAATATTCTAAATTATAGCAAGCCATGTAGAGTTAAGGTCTTGACTAAAACGACAAAAGAGTTTACCTTTATGTTAGAATCAACTGAGTTTCCAGGAGAGTATGTAACAGGTGAGGTGAGCTGGCTGGCAACTGGATACTAATAGACAGGTGAGAGAGAAATGGCAACGAACGACAAAACTTTACCAGACATCAAAGGCACAGAAGCAATCTCTGCAACTTGGCGGCGGTTACTTGAAAGAGACAGAAACGTATCCAACCTTTTTTCAGGTGATTCATTCACCTCAGACCAAAGTTCTACAGACGTTGGTCGACCGAATTGGAGAACGGACTTAAACCGTCTCTTTATTTATGATGGTACAAATTTTGTCAACCTTTTCAAATACTTAACACCACAAGAAATTGCCTACACGATTGACCACCCAGACGTACCCGAAGAAGCAGCCGATGTAAAGGCTATCTTGGATCTGCTGGTCAAACGAAACAATCTGAACACAGTGGTCTTCCCGGCTGACAGTGTCGAATATACCGGAACAGGAACGACCTTTGAGTATGCCCTCCCGAATTACACGAGCAACAAGGCAACCATTCACGTTTATATCGATGGTGTTAAACAATCCCCGTCCACATACAAATTGAGTGATGACGGAATGAGCATCATCTTTGAGGCTGCCCCTGCTGTTGGTGAGAACATTGAGCTGAACCAATCGGCCTCTTTGCTTGAATACGATTACACGCCGATCGTTAAGACTTTTTCTGGGGACGGCTCAACCACTGAGTTTGATTTCGGTACAGACATCTTGAATCCAATGTGCTTGTCGGTCAATATCTCCGGTAAGGAACTTCAAAAGTCCGAGTTCTCTGTAAAAGGGGACGGTCATACTGTTCTGCTTTCTTCTGCTCCCAGTGCTGACGAAACGGTCCAGATTATGTCGACAGGAAAGACGTCATATATTACGGTATCCCCTAATTCGATTGGCACGACCGAAATCAAGGATGGTAGTATCACCAGTGCTAAATTGGCTGAAAAACTGCCTGTGAACGTGGACAATATTCCGAACGGGTCAATTACCAGTGCTATGCTGGCTAATGGCTCTGTGCAGTCTGCTAAGCTGGCGGACGGGGCTGTTCTCACTACAAACATTCTGGACAAGGCAGTTACGGAGGCAAAACTGTCCACGACTGTTCAGGAAAAATTGCTTGGGACAGAGAACGTAAAATCTGCCAACCTGGCTAATACCTCTGTTGGTTATGATAAATTAGGGGAAGATCTTAAAAATTTGCTCACTACGGTTCAGTCGGACATAGCTGAGATCAAGAAAAAACTGAATATGTAGGAGCGGATATAATGGAATTTTCGATCGCCGATGTTTTAACCTATTTAACAAGCAACATCTATCTAACATTCATAATCGTTCTACTTTTGTTCTGGATCAAATACGAAGACTCATTAAAGCGGCTCGTATCTTTCGTCCGTTATGAAATATTCGGAAAAGATAAATCAGAAATCGAAAAAGAAAAGGATGCATTCACCATCAGAGCAGAAATGTTTATGGACCGGATCTCTGCCAAAATTGTGAAGATTGAATCACTCAAACTCTCTACAGACATTGGTCGGAATATGCTCTACCACTATCTGATTAAAGCAATGCTGGTTCTTCTTCGGGATAATTTTGAGGAAGACTTGAAACTGTTTAGAAATGGCTCACTTTCACGAGATGCATTCTGTTCTTACCATTCCTATCATAAGAAGAGCATCGAAAACTTTAAGAACGCATACATCAAGGAAGTTCGGGAAAAGTTGACCGAGGAGGGTTGGACCGCCGATGATATTAACTACGTCATCAATATCTACCTGCAATGGTCTTTCTCCCAATTCGAAATGCTTGCTGAATTACTGGCCTCAAGCAAAACACCCGAAGAAATCATAATGTCTTGGTGGGTATTCTTCTACGAGTTCTATTCCACACTTGAACGGTTTAGCATTCTCATTAACGGACAAATCACAGGAAAGCTCTTTGAGGGTATAAAGCTAGGAAAACCAACGAAACCCAAGAAAGCACAGATATAAGAAATGAAAGGCAAAGGAAATGGCTGATACGACAGATTACGAATACCCGGACATACTACCTACAGACTACATCGATGAATCTTTGACCAGCATTAAAGCCAGAGATGACGCCGCTAAGAATGGTTTTCGGCGTGTGTCCTCTTTTCCGTCAGTTACAGAAGAAAATGTTGGTATGAAGGTATATCTGGTCGGGAAAGGAAATTACAACTGAATGAAGAGGGACGGTCTCCTGCCTATACTGACTGGGTTCGGGATAACTATCAACCAATCAGCAATCTTCTTACGTCCCTGTCTAAATTAACCGAGGCGACCAATGCTCTCCCTTACTTTAACGGGCCGGAAGATATGCAGGCTATCTCACTGACCGGATACATCAAGAATATGCTCTCTTGTTCCGACAGCAACGAGGTAATCGATCTATTGAAACTGGGCACGATGGCCAAGTTAAGCTATCCTATCGACGGTAGCTACATTGCCGAGGGTACCTTAACAAAAGCCGCAATCTCTGATGACTTTAAATCTGCTCTTGGCTGGTCTACGGGCGACATAAAGCTGACTTACAAAACCTCTGCTGATGACGGCTGGGTATTTGCTGATGACGGAAGTATCGGTAACACAATGTCAGGTGCGACCACTCTTGCCAGTGCTGATTGCTATGACTTATTTATGCTAATGTGGAACAATAATTACTGCACACTCCAGTCATTCTCCGGTGCAACTTCTACCAAAACGACTGCTATTCAGGACTGGACTGCTAACAAACGGCTCATACTGCCAAAGATCCTCGGTCGGGCTTTGGGCGTTGCAGGAAGCGGCGAGGGTCTTACAACCAGAGATCTTGGTGGAACGGTCGGTGAAGAAACCCATAAATTGACCATTGCTGAAATGCCAAGTCATACCCATAACATAACCCATGGCTCTACGGTAAGAGAGGGCAAGAAGCACACGTTTTCCACGATGGACGATGGTTCCAGTACTAGAACAACCACCTCAACTGGTGGAAATGGCAGCCACAACAACATGCAGCCGACCACTTTTGTAAACGTAATGATAAAGTTATAACACACAACACAATAGGAGAACCTCATGCTTGATATGATTGAAATAGAAAGACGCCTTATGTTTCACGAAGGACTAAAACTGTCCCCCTATACATGCCCAGCTGGTTATAAGACGATTGGTGTCGGACGTAATTTGGACTTAAATCCCCTTACACCGGAGGAGAAAAAGGTTTGTCCTGATGCTGAACATGGAATTACAAAGAACGGTGCTATCTTTTTGCTTAGGAATGATATTGCCCGTTGTAAGGCGGATCTTGAACGCAACTTTGAATGGTTCCACAAATTAGACAACGAACGCCAGTATGCTCTTATTGATATGTGCTTCAATATGGGCATTACCAAGTTATGTAAGTTTCGGAAGATGCTGGCTGCTATGGAAGTAAAGAATTGGTCGGAAGCATCCGCACAGTGTCTTGATTCGAGTTATGCCGTCCAAGTTCCGAAGAGAGCCAAACGAATCGCTAAGCTGATTAAAACAGGTTATTGGGAGTATTAACATGGAAAAGTTCGGGAAAATCTTTTTTGCCCTGTGGATTGCAACGATTATCTGCATGGTAATTCTTATGAACTTGAACAAAAAGCTAATGGTAGAAAACAATTCTCTTAACACAAACATATCTTACATTACGGATGAGATTGCCAGAGTTCGTAATGCCTATGAGCTAAGAGAAACACAGTATAAGGAAATTGAGGCAGAAAATGACAAATTGCGTAAAGACTTTGAAACTATTGAGCAAAATCCCAGCCAAGATGAAAAAGACTGGTTGGATCAAGCTATTCCTGCTGCTATTGATAATACTATTCCTTACTAGCTGTGGGACTGTCAGAGAGGTTTATGTTACTCCACAAGTGTCTGCCCAGTTGCTTGAAGATTGTCCTGTCCCTACTCGACAACGCTACACGAATAAGGGACTGAGGCAATACGCTGTGGACCTTAATAAAGCCCTCAAACAATGTAACGCAGATAAAAAGGCAATAAAAGAAGAGCTGGGAATATAACCCAGCTCTTCTGTCTTTGAATCTCGGGGACTCAAATTACGAAATAAAGACTTGTTTATGTATAACTCAATCCACTTCGGGAATCAGTTTGATGTATGACTCTAAGTATGGGTTAGTGTCATAGAACTCTTGTAGTTTATCAGGGTGTAAACAAAAGTCAACAAATTTTTTAATAACCGGAACAGAAATCCCTAGTTTTTTGTATTCTTTGTAGCCCTCGTTAAGATCTGAACTTTCTTCTTTCAGTTCCTCTGCCAGTACTTCGTATCTCTTTAATACCTCGATCAGACCCTCGTTTTTGGCTGCGTTCTGGTCCGGCATATAAGCATTACAAGCATAACTGATACCAAGCATATCACAGACCTTCTGGTAGTCAGACACTTCTTCTGGGTTGACAGTTTTATTCATGTAAACCTTGATAGCCTTTCCGACCAGTTTCTTGTCAATGTGAGAACCCATCTCGAGCTTAATGTCCCGAATGTCCTCTCGAGTCATTTCCACGTCCTTTGCTTGATTGACCGTTGTTCTTAGCTTTTCTATAAGCATCGCTCTGTCAACCGTTGTCATAGTGGTAGTCATGATACTGCTCCTATTTAACAACAGGAATAGCCGACAAGATTGCATTCAACTGATCGAGGGACATTCTTTCAGTGGATGACATTTGTTCTTGTGCAGGTTCAGCTACAGGTTCAGCTACAGGTTCAGGAGCTGCCTCAACAACTGGTTCGGCTACAGGTTCAGGAGCTGCCTCAACAACTGGTTCGGCTACAGGTTCAGGAGCTGCCTCAACAACTGGCTCAACAACTGGTTCGGGTGCAGGTTCGGGTGCAGGTTCAATAACCGTCTCGAATACAGGTTCGCCAGCAGGAGTAGCTAC